TTCCCTGTCCACCGCGCTTCGCAGCATCGCCACCGATGTCAGCGCCTCGACCACGGCCATCATCAAGATGGACCGTACGGGGCACTGGGTCTTTGGCGCTGACCAGACCGAGGCCGAGGACGACGCCCGCTGGGCGGTCAACCCCTTCTCGTTCGTCCACGGCTTCATCGCCTGGGGCGACGGCGAGGTGCTTGGTGAGAAGCTGGTGCCCGTCACCGAGCCTCTGCCTGAGCAAGACGCAGCGCCTCACGGCGCGAAGAAGGGCTGGGAGCCGCAGACGGGCTTGAGCCTGAAGTGCATCAGCGGCGAGGACGCTGGGCTTGAGGCGCGGTTCACGACCACCTCGGTCGGTGGCCGCAAGGCCGTGCAGACCTTGGCTGTCGCCATCGCCGCGCAAGTGGAGAAGGACCAGTCCAAGCCGGTGCCGGTCGTGAAGCTGGGCAAGGACCACTACACCCACAAGAGCTACGGGCGCATCTATACGCCCGTGTTCGAAGTGGTGGAGTGGGTCAGCATGGACGGCGAGGCTGAGGCCGAGCCGGCTGCTGAGGCAGCGCCCGCTGCTGGCCGTCGTCGTCGCTCGGCCTGATTGAGAGCGGGGGCTTCGGCCCCTGCTTTTTTATGCGAGTTCTCATTGCATGTGAATATTCCGGTGTAGTGCGCGACGCGTTCATCCGCGCAGGACACGAGGCCATGAGTTGCGATCTGTTGCCAACAGACGCGCCGGGGCCACACCACCAAGGTGATGTGTTCGACATCATCAACAACGGCTGGGACTTGATGATCGCCCACCCGCCTTGCACCTACTTGAGCGTCAGCGGTATGCACTGGACGACGCGGGGGCTGCGCGATCCGCAACTGACCGAGGACGCGCTGGCGTTCGTGCAGCGTCTGATGGACGCGCCAGTCGAGCGCATCGCCATCGAGAATCCGGTGAGCATCATCAGCACACGCATCCGCAAGCCAGACCAGATCATCCAGCCGTGGTGGTTCGGCCATGACGCGAGCAAGAAGACGTGCTTGTGGCTCAAGAATCTACCGCTGCTTACGCCGACCGACATGCTGCCGGGCGACGCCAAGACGCGCAGGGGCAACCAGACGGCCAGCGGCCAGAACAAGCTGCCACCGAGCAAGGACCGATGGAAGATCAGATCGGCCACTTACAAGGGCATCGCAGACGCGATGGCAGCACAATGGGGGTGACGCTCTGGATCGACTTCGAGACGCGCAGCCGAGTGGACCTCGGCAGCAAAGGCGTCTACAACTACGCGCAGGACATGAGCACCGAAGTGCTGTGCATGTCCTACGCCTTCGACGACGGTGAGGTGCAGACGTGGGTGCCCAAGTACACATCTGACGGTGCGATGTGGCTTAACGACTCACCCTTCCCCGAGGCTGTAGCCAAGCACACCGGCCCGATCTACGCCCACAACGCCGCTTTCGAGCGGCTGATCTTCTGGTACGTCCTACAAATCAACTTCGACCTTGAGCAGTTCTACTGCACCGCCACGCAGGCCCGAGCCAACTGTGCGCCTGGCAGTCTTGAGGATGTGGGGCGATTCGCCAGCGTCAGCATGAAGAAGGACCACCGTGGCGCGCAACTGATCCGGCTGCTGTCGATCCCGCAGGCCGACGGCACCTTCCGCGAGGACGCCGGCCTGATGGCTGAGATGATCGCCTATTGCGAGCAGGACGTGAGGGCCATGCGCGAGATCAGCAAGGCCATGCGGCCCCTGAGCGCGGAGGAGCTGGCCGACTACCACGTCAACGAGCGCATCAACGACCGAGGCGTGCTGGTGGACGTGCCGCTAGCCAAGGCCGCCATGCGCTACGCTCACGACGAGCTGGTCGAGATCGAGGAGCGCGTGGCCGAGCTGACCGACGGTGAGATCACCAGCGTGCGCTCGCCCAAGATGCGCGAATGGGTGCTTGAGCGCGTGGGCGACGAGGCCAAGAAGCTGATGCTGGTCAAGGACAAGTATTCGATTGACAAGACTGTGCGGGCCAACCTGCTCGCGATGGAGAACCCCGATGAGATACCGCCCACTGTTGCCGAGGTTATACAGTGCGCCAGCGACCTATGGGCGTCGTCGGTTGCGAAGTTCCAGCGCATGGCAGACTTGGCAGACGACGAGGATTGCCGAGTCCGTGGCGCTTTTGTCTTCGCTGGGGGTGCCGCCACTGGTCGTGCATCGAGCTATGGACTCCAAGTGCATAACTTCCCTCGCAAGTGCGCTGCGGAACCTGACACGGTACGACAGGCTATGGTCCGAGGACATAACATTGTCCCTGCCTACGGGAAACGAGTCACAGATGTTTTGCGGGGAATGCTCAGGCCCGCACTGATCCCCGCGCTTGGCAAGTCCTTCGTCGTCGCCGACTGGTCGGCCATCGAGGGTCGCGTCAACCCTTGGCTGTCAAACAGTAAGGCCGGCGAGGACAAGCTGGACATTTTTCGGCGCAAGCTGGACCCGTACAAGGTTAACGCCGCCGCGACCTACAGCGTGGCCTATGAGGAGGTCACCGGCGAGCAGCGCCAAGTCGGCAAGGTGCAGGAGCTGGCCCTAGGCTTTGCCGGCGGCGTAGGCGCCTTCGCTGCGATGGGCCGCGCCTACGGCGTGCATTTCGAGGAGGCGCAGGCCCGCAGGATCGTCGAGGCGTGGCGCAGGGCCAACCCGTGGTCTGTGCGCTTCTGGCAAGACTTGGAGGAGGCATACACAAGGGCGATGCGGAACAAGGGGCATGAGTTCAGCGCCGGCCGCGTGGCGTACCTCTTTGACGGCCAGCACCTGTGGTATGCGCTGCCATCAGGGCGCGTGCTATGCTACCCCTACGCTCGCCTAGAAGCTGATGGGGTGACTTACGCCAAAGCATCTTGGAAGCCCGCAGCCGACGCAACAGAGTGGCCCCGCGCCCGCCTTTGGAAAGGCTTGGCCTGCGAGAACATCACCCAAGCCGCAGCCAATGACATCCTACGCTACGCCCTGCGCCAACTCGACGGCGTGGTTCTACACGTCCACGACGAGATCGTCGTCGAGACAGACAATCCTGAGGCCGTGAAGCTGGAGATGGAGCGTATCATGTGCTCCCCACCAGCATGGGCCGAGGGCCTGCCCTTGGCCGTTGAGGCCGAAATTATGACCCGCTACGGTAAGTAGAAACAACAACGCCCGACAGGTAGTGGCCTGCCGGGCGTTTTCACCAAAGGAGCTAATCGATGGATTTCTTGGAGTATATGACAAGTCTGGCCCCAGAGGGCGAAACGTTTCTGATTGTCAGACAAAAACCACGCTTGCAGGACGGCGAGATACAGCTACACGTTGACGGTGCGGTCAAGGCCACCTGGCCGGCGTTCTTGCCGAACAAGCCCCGGCCCGACGGGCAGTCGTGGTACGGCAACACCGCCAGCTTCATCCTTGACCGCTTCACCGACGGCAAGATCAGCGCGAGCGCCGCCAATTGCGAGTACGTCCTGTGCATGGTGCTGGACGACGTGGGCGACCCTGAGAAGGCGCCTAAGACGCCGCCGCTGGCCCCGACCTGGATCATGGAGACGAGCGAGGGCAGCTACCAGTGGGGCTACGCTTTCACCGAGGAGCAGCCGACCAAGGCCGAATACAGCGCGGCCATCACGGCGATCGCTGCTGCCGGTTACAGCGACAAGGGTGCGGTCAACCCCGTGCGGAACTTCCGACTGCCTGGCAGCGTCAATCTGAAGCCTGGCCGCGACGGCTTCGTCTCGCGGTTGGTCGAGTTCCACCCCGAGCGCCAGTTCAGCTTGCCCCAGATATGCGAGGCCTTGGGCGTCGTGCCGGCCGAGGAGGCCGCAACGTTTCGCCCGATCCGCGTCTCTGACGACGGCGCCGATGACGTGCTGGCCTGGCTATCCGATCAGGGGCTGGTCCTCAGTAAGCCTAACGCTCAAGGCTGGGCCGGCATCGTCTGCCCTAACTCCAGCGAGCACAGCGACGGCAACCCAGAGGGGCGCTATAACCCGTCCATGCGGGCGTTTTGCTGCCTGCACAGCCATTGCATCGACTTGGATAGCGTGACGTTTCTCAAGTGGGTCGGCGAGCAGGGCGGGCCGCACCATGCGCCTGGCCTGCGCGATGAGCTGCTGGCGTCGATGATGACCGATGCGCTGGGCAAGCTGCATCCCACCGAGGCGTTCCCCGACGAGGCCAAGCGCGTGATCGCCGAGGTCGAGCGCAAGGAGCTGGGCCGCACTGAAAAGGCCGACTGGTATAAACGGTTCTGCTACGTCCAAGAGGGTGACCACTACTTCGATCTGCAAGACCGCCGCGAGATCAGCCGCTCGACCTTCAATGCACTGTTCAGGCACATCGAGTGCCGCTCGCTGTTCGGCAAGCGCCCTAAGATCGAGGCCAGCTACTGCTTCGATGAGAACCGCCAAGACATGGGCGCCAAGGCCCTGGTCGGCATAACCTACGCCGCCGGCGAGGGCGTTCTTGTGGCCCGTGACGGCGACGTGTACGGTAACCGCTGGCGCGACGCCCGCCCGGCCGTAGGCGCTGCCGGTGCCGATATCTCGCCCTGGCTGGACCACTGCGCGGCGCTGGTGCCTGAGGCCAGCGAGCGCGAGCACATCTTTAACGTCATGGCCTACAAGGTCCAGCATCCCGAAATCAAGATCAACCACGCGGTCCTGCATGGTGGCGACCAAGGCTGCGGCAAGGATACGCTGTGGGCGCCGTTCATCTGGGCCGTCTGTGGGCCGCAGCTAAAGAACCGGGGTCTGCTCGACAACGACACGCTCGGGTCGCAGTGGGGCTACGCCCTTGAGTCCGAGATTCTCATCTTGAACGAATTGAAAGAACCAGAGGCCAAAGAGCGCCGCGCCCTGGCAAACAAGCTCAAGCCTATCATTGCCGCGCCGCCCGACATGCTCACGGTTAACCGCAAAGGCCTGCACCCGTACGATTCGCTCAACCGCATGTTCGTGCTGGCGTTTTCGAATGACCCGGTGCCGATCACAATCGACAGTCAGGACCGCCGCTGGTTTTGCGTCTGGTCCTCGGCGCCTCGGATGGCGCCAGACGCCGCCGCGCGGCTGTGGGCATGGTACAAGGCCGGCGGTTATGAGGCCGTCGCCGCCTGGCTGCGCGCCCGTGACGTCTCGGCGTTCAATCCTTCGGCTGCGCCGGCTTGGACTGAATTTAAGGCTAACCTGGTCGAGCATGGCATGAGCATTGCCGAAAGCTACTTGGTCGAGATGATGCGCGCGCGTCGGGGCGAGTTCGCCCGTGGCGCCGTCGGAAGCCCATTCCACGCCTTGTGCGACCGCGTAGCGGCCAGCGCGCCGTCTGGGGTCAAAGTGCCCCAAGCCGCCCTCCTGCACGCGCTCAAAGAGGCCGGCTGGGTCAACATGGGCCGGCTTGCGTCGGCCGATTACCCGTCGAAGAAAAACATCTACTGTCACCCCAGCCTAGCCGACTACACGAAGTCGGACCTACGCCGGCTTGTTGAGGACGCGCCGGCGCCGTCTATGGTGCGGGTCAAGTAGAAAAAGAAAAGCCCCGGCGCGATGCCGGGGCCAAAACAGGAGTGGCAACTGCCTAGAGATCGAGGAAGACCACTAGCAGCGCGACCAGTATAACCGCAACTAGTCCTGCGACCATATCGCGCCTTCCTCGATCTGACCGATCAGGTCGTTGCCCAGTAGTGGCAGGATGTCGACCCCGCCCACCTTGGCGCTGATGAGATACGCTGCGGGCGGGTATGGCGGGTCGATCTCGCTGGCCGTCTGGCCCGGCTCAAACTCCAGCTCGCAGTCCAACTCGATGTCGCCGTGGCGGTGCAGATAGGCTATTGTTCTCATTCCGTGCCCCCATAGGCCCATTCGCGGCGCGCGACGTATAGCTCATCTTCCAACTCTTCGATCCGCGCTGTGGCTTTGCTTAAGGCCCGCTGCAGCGCGTCAATGCGCGCCAGTAGGTCGGCCGTGGTGGTGTCGCCGGCCATGTACGCGGCGCGCTCCTGTTCGGTGGTGATCATGGCTTCATGTTCCAAAAGTAAAGGACGAAGGGCGCGCCGATCAGCGCAGCGAAGATAAGAGCTTGCAGGAAGTCGCGCAGCAGGCTGGGCCGGCGCTCGGGCTCGGGCGTGTAGTGCTGTCTCATTCTGCGGCCTCCTCAAGCATGTGCTGCGCGATCTCGCGCCAGTTGACGTCAGACATGAAGGCGAGGGCGTAGTCGCGGGCGAGGCCCGGCTCGGATGAGCACTCGACGTAGTATTCCGCACGCTCTTGGCAGGCTTCAGCGAGCGTGTCCTCGTCGTCTGCGTCGCTGAAGTCCTCAAGGGGCAAGCTGTCGAAGATTTCAAGATGGACACGCCATGTAGCGTAGTTCGTCCAACCGTTATATTTGGTGTCGGTCATGGTTTAGGCTCCTCAAAAGTACAGGTTAGTGGTGGGCGCGGTCATGGCGTTAAATTCGGCCATGAATCGGTCGATGAGCGCCTGATCGTTGTCGAATACGTCAATGATTACGCGGCGCTCACGGATGAGCCACTGATGGTAGTTGTCGTGCCCCTGCTCCTCGAAGATTTCAAGCGCCAGTGCGGCGCTCAGATGTGCCTCATCTTCGGGCCAGTGAGCCAGTGCTGATTGATTGAAGTTCATGATGTTTGTCCTTTACTGAACGGTGACGCGGGCGTAGGCGTCGAGTTGGATGTAGGCGTAAGCGTGGCCGGCTTGCAAGAACTCGCGCTCGGTGCCGGTGAAGTTGGCGCTGGGGCTATGGAAAACCTGCTCATGGTGGAATGGCCGGGTTTGTTTGTAGCCGGCGGCTTGCACGTCGTTGGGCAATTGGATGAGGGGTTGCATGATGGTCTGTCCTTTACTTGATTAAGCGCGGCGCGCTGGCCGCGCGAGGGTTGAGGGTTAGATTTTGGCGGTCTGTTTTGCGAGGTCATACATAGACCAGCAATCCCTGCCGGACCAGTGCGCGAGGTCGTCAGGGTCTGCGACCACACGCGCAACCTCGCGCAAGATGTAGAAGTTAGACCAGTCATCCTCAGCGCGAGGGAATTGGTATTGCAACCAGCGCTCAAAAAAGCTCATGTAGTCTGTATGGGTCATGTCGTCGCTCCTAGTGGGTTGGTGAGCCGTTAGTGTAAAGGAATTCCTTGCAGCTATGAACTAGGGATAAACCCTAACCAACTTGGCGCGCACGTTTACGCGAAACGATGAGGCGCCAGCGTGCACATAGACGACGCCTTTCGGCGTGCGCTGGTGCACTTCAACAGGAGCGGGCAAAGCTGGCGCAGCCGCTAGGCTGATGACTTCTAGCTGGCTGCGCGTGATTGCGCCGCGCACATGGAGCACGGAAAGTAGGTCATAGAGATGGTGGCGGTCCTTGACGTGCGGAAGGGATAACAGAGGGGCTTTTGTGGGCATGGCGCGCTCCAGGTGGTTGAGAGGAGCACAGATAATACGCTAGATCGTAGAAATACGCAAGCGTGTAGTTTATAGGGTCGAAATTGTGTCGTGTTGGGTCGTGTTGGCGTGGTGCCGTGACCCATACGCGGCCCCAATGAAAACGGGGCTTGTTGGGTCATATTGTCATGTAGTGTATAGGTAAGAAAAGAGGAAATATATATTGTATACAGTTTGGTGTACGGTCTCGATCGCACCGGCGCCGCCAGCCGCCGCGCTGGGGGGGTCAGCCTCTATCAACTTTCTGGCAAGATGACCCATAAATGCCTCGGACGCGCCTAACCTGTTGATTCATAAGGCTTTTTTGATGGGTCATCCTAAAAAGCCCAGAATGACCCATAAATCCCCCAGCTTGCGCCTTATGGGTCATTTGGGTCATCAACCGGCCATGACCCAAATGACCCATGACTGGCGCCCAGGTGCGAGCAGCTACGGAAGCCCTCGACCCTGCGCCGCGTGACAATGTGACAATCTGACCCACGGCCGTCGCCCAGGCGGGCGCGCGGCTGGGTGCTGTCGGCCAAAAACGAGGGGGGGAGGGGGCCGGGGACCGGGAGGTCACGGCAGCGGAGGGACTGCTCAAACTTTTTTATTTTTTGCAAAAGTGCTATATTCGGCCCATGTTCGAGACCTTGCCATATGAGCCGCGTCAGTTGCAAGCGACTGAAGACCGGCTGCATCGCATCTACAAGGCTGCCAAGCTCGGCCTCAAGGGCGATAACCTGGCGCTGGCCGCAGGCATGTTGCCCAAGGAGTACGCCAGGCTCAAGCAGTTTGACGAGATCGCGGAGTACGCTGAACTCAAGGGCCGCGCCGAGGGCGAGCTGGAGATGAGTCACCTGCTGCACGAAGCCGCAGCGCAAGGCGACGCCAAGGCGGCGCTGGCGATCTTGCAAAACGTCCACGGCTGGGTGGCCAAGCAGGCCATTACAGTAGATGTGAACCAGTCCATCAGCATCACAGCGGCGCTACAAGAGGCCGAGCGGCGCGTCATTGATGTGATCGAGAACAACCCGAGCCAAGTGCTACAACATGCAGACCACACGTTACAGCGCGCAGGATGAGCAGGAGCTGATGGCTCGGCTATGGAGCCCGGCCATCAAGGACAACCCGCTGGCGTTTGTGATGTTCGCGTACCCGTGGGGCGTCAAGGGCACGCCACTGGAGCACTTCACTGGCCCGCGCAAGTGGCAGCGCGAGGTGCTCGCAACTATGGCCGAGCACATCAAAAAGAACGGCGGCAAGCTGGACTTCGACGTGCTGCGTCTGGCGGTCAGTTCTGGCCGGGGTATCGGCAAGTCGGCCTTAGTGTCTTGGATCACGGACTGGATGCTGTCCACGCGCATTGGCTCAACGACCATCATATCGGCCAACAGTGAGAGCCAGCTCAGGTCAATCACCTGGGCCGAGCTGACAAAGTGGCTGGCGATGTCGATCAACAGCCATTGGTTTGAAGTAAGCGCTACCAGACTGATGCCGGCCAAGTGGCTGACGGAGCTGGTCGAGCGCGATCTGAAGAAAGGCACCAGATACTGGGGCGTTGAGGGGCGGCTGTGGTCGGCCGAGAACCCAGACGCCTACGCTGGCGTGCATAACTTCGACGGCGTGATGGTGATCTTCGACGAGGCCAGTGGTATCGACGACTCAATCTGGGCGGTGACCAGCGGATTCTTCACGGAGAACACGCCAAACCGCTTCTGGTTGGCGTTTTCTAACCCGCGCCGCAACACCGGGTACTTTTACGAGGCGTTTAACAGCAAGCGGGAGTTCTGGACGTCCAAGATTGTGGACGCCAGGACAGTCGAGGGCACTGACAAGGCGGTTTACGAGCAGATCATCGCGGAATACGGGCCGGACTCCTCACAGGCGCACGTCGAGGTGTACGGTCAGTTCCCGAACGAGGGCGACGATCAGTTCATCAGCATCGGCGTGGTCGATGAGGCGATGAAACGGGCCAAACATATGGACCAGTCGGCGCCGATTGTGATCGGCGTAGACCCGGCGCGGTTTGGGGCAGACGCAACGGTCATTGCCGTGCGGCAGGGGCGCGACATTGTCAAGCTGATCCGGCACCGAGGCGACGACACCATGACGGTGGTCGGGCACGTTATCGACGCGATTGAGGAATTTAAGCCGTCGCTGGTCAACATCGACGAGGGCGGGCTGGGG